GGTGTAACAACTGGAGCCAATGCTGTAAACCCAACTGGGGCAGCAGGTGGTATTCTTGCACCAGAACAGGCTCGTCGCTTCATCGACTACGTGTGGGATGCAACAGTACTCGCCAAGGATGGTCGTAAAGTTACGATGAGAGCAAACACAATGGAAATCGAAAAGGTTAACGTTGGAGAGCGTGTCATTCGTGCAGCAGCGCAGGGTAGCCCAAACTACACAAACGCTGGTGCAACATTTACAAAGGTAGAACTTACTACAAAGAAGATTCGTCTTGATTGGGAAGTTTCTACAGAATCACTAGAAGACAATATTGAAGGTGGAGCACTTGAAGATCATCTAGTTCGCTTGATGACAAATGCATTCGCAAATGATATTGAAGACCTTGCCATTAATGGTGACGGTGCAACAGGTGACTTCCTTTCAATCATGCAAGGTTTCGTAGCGCAGACTACAAATTCTGTATACACAGGAGGAGCATATGTAAATGATGCTCATGAGTCAGTTGTTACTGTTTCTAATGATGCTTGGACACCAACAGTGATGCAGAACATCATTCTAGCAATGCCACGTAAGTATCGTGCAGTTAAGTCGAACCTAAAGTTCTACGCTGGTACAGATGCTTTCCAGGGTATCGTTGCAAATAACGGTACACTAGGCGATGCAATCGCAGAAGCATTTGCTGGTCGCCCAGCAGGTACACCTGCAAACCGTCAAGATTACCTTGATGGAAACGCACAGACAATTGGTAATGCACGTACAACTCGTGTATTAGGAATTGATGTAATGGAAGTTCCTTACTACCCAGATGGTTTCGTCGACTTGACATTCCCATCAAACCGTGTATGGGGATTCCAGCGTGATATTACTGTAAACCGTGAATACAAGCCAAAGAAGGATACAATTGAATACACAGTATTCGTCCGCTTTGGTATTCAATGGGAAGAACTAGATGCAGTTGCTTATGCAGATGCAAACTCTACTTCTGAGTAATACTCATAAATAGTTGATTTGGGGGGGCGGTGTAACAACTGCCCCCCTTCTTCACATTCTGGTATAATAACTTAGGAGGATATTATGATTACAATTGAAGAATTAGTTACAAAAACAGTTTTTGAGTTAAAGTCCTATGCCAAAAAGAATAATATCAATCTAGATGGGGCAACAACAAAAATGCAGATATTGGAAACAATAGGCAGTTTTATTCCAGATCCCAAAAAAGAAGTTATTGAGCCAAGTAAAACAAATGAAAAGATTGCAATACATTCAACTAAAAGTATGCATTGGGTAAAGGTTGGCCAACTAACCCCAGGTTATAATATTGTAACCAAAGAAGCATCAGAAAAATGGCTAACACGTAAGCAGGTCCGCATTGCGACACCTGAAGAATTAGCAAGTTATTACGGTAAATAATGCAAATACTTAGACTTCCACCATATCCACTGACTCTTTCTTATAATGTTCCAGATGCATCTACAGAGTATATTATTGTAATTGAGGACCTATTAGAACAGACAGAACTTGAGATTATTCGTGTTTCTAATGCTCAGAAGGTTTTAACCTATACACTCACTGACAATTTTCTTAAATATGATAAGTCTTATCCCGTTACAATTTACGAAAGCATTACAGTATCTGGAGTTCAAGATATTCGTGGAGATATTGTTCTGGAAGATAATCTAGACATTGTAAGACCATATGTAGATCCAGCAACACTTGGAACAACTCCAACAGAAATTACAGAATATACAGAGTATGAGAATCTTGCAAGAGCGATAATTGATTCCGTTGTTGATGGTTTTTATTATAAGAGAACCTACCTAGAAGTTGTTGGCCAAGGAACTGACTACATTCCGCTATGGGATAAAGTACATAAAATTTTAACGGTACACGAAAATGCAGAACTAGTATATGATTCATCAGAAGATCCAGCAGCATTAACTACATATAACTATTTAATAACAAAAGACAAGACTGCAATTACAAAGGATCCCGTAGAAACAGTAGATGCTTTAAACCGTGCAGAAAGAAAGCCAGCGAGAATACCACTAGGATACTCAGACTCAATTTCTTTATTTGATACAGAAGACAGCGGAAATGTTCAAACGGTTAGTGCTGGAGTAGCATTTTCTGAAGGAACAGATTATATTTTTCTTTTAGAAACTGGATATAAGGTAGTACCATATGACATTCAAGATGCAACAAAGATGTTAATTAATGACATTAAGTGTGGAAAACTTGACTACTATAAGAGATACATAAAATCCTATAGCACAGAGCAGTTTAAAATTGAATATGATAAAAGATTACTTGATGGAACTGGCAATATTTTAGTAGATAAAATTTTAAGTAAGTACGTTAATAACATTGTCAAGCCTGGGATTTTATAATGGAATCATGCGAAGATACAGACTTCATGTATCCCATGAAAGCAGATGTTTACTATCCAATAGTTGAACAAGGAGCCTACGGCAATGTTCAAAAAACTTGGGTCTTTAATAGAACAATAATTTGTAATTTTTCTAAAGATGGAACGGTAGACGAAGAGGTAAAGCCAAATGTAAACATAACACTAAAAAAAGTTTTAATGGGCAGAACAAAAAGGGACATTAGATTTTCACAAGAAAATAATGCAGACGCAATAACAAACGTAGTTATAACAAACATTAGAACAAGAACAGATGTTCCTTTATACATAGAGACTTCTGGAGTAAGGGCTGGTAAATCAACAATATATGAGATAGAATCTCAATCTCCAATTATAGGACCATTTGGAGATCCAGAATATTATGCTTTGGCTATTCGCCGTTCAGAGAATCAGGCATCGGACATATAATGAGAGTATCGGTAAATACCAAGCAATTTACAAAAGAGATGAATAACATTGTTGAATATTCTTTAGGATATCTAGATGGAGTAAAAGCAGGTAAAACAGTATTTTTTAAAAACCTTGGACTAAATGTAAAAGAAGTATTAGAAAAGTATATTGACTCAAATGCAAGGGTAAACCCTCAAGCACTCCACCATATATATGAGTGGTCTAAAGTAGGAAGCCCAGATGCAAGGTTATATGATATAAACTATACGGTAAGCAATTTAGGATTATCATTTATGACAAACTTTAAACAATCTTCATCAATTAAGAATGGATCAAGTGTGCCATTCTATGATAAGGCAAGAATTATGGAGCAGGGGATTTCAGTTGTCATTACTCCAAAAGATTCTAATGTTTTGGTTTTTGAAGAAGGTGGAGAAACGATTTTTACTAAAAATAGTGTAACCGTTGATAGCCCAGGAGGAGAAGCAACTACTGGTGGTTTTGAAAATGTTGTTGATTCTTTCTTTACTAAGTATTTTACTCAAGCATTTTTAAGATCAAGCGGAGTAGCAGCATATTTAGAAAATCCAATATTGTATAAGAAAAATATTCGTGCAGGCAAAACCTCTGGAAGATCAAAAGGAATGTCGGTAGGATATAAATGGATAACGAATGCGGGGCTAACAAATGGCTGATACAGATCTACTAAATACACCATTAATTTGGATTAACAAATATCTACAAGCAAAGGTAGAAAGCCTTGCTGGTTTTGACAGGCTTCCATTTTTCCCGTCAACCCCAACAACACTTGATGATTTAACACAGTCGTTTCCACAGTCAGATGGAGTAATGTGCGTATATGACAGATTGTCAAGAATGAATAAAAATAAATTTCCACACATTAAAACGGAACAAGTGTTGTATTATTTTTATGCTACAGCAGAAAACTCAACAACCAATATGATAAAAATACAAGAGGCAGTTTTAAGGCTAATGGATAGATTTGATGAGACTGCAGAAGAGGTGAATAACTGGTGCTCTATCCGCAAGGTCAATCTAGGCACAGAAGAAAGCCCCAACCTTATAAACAATATGTTTTATTTCCACACATTTAAGGTTTATCAATTAGAAGAAGCAAGAGACATTATTGACTTTGGCACAGCCAGAACATACGGTGGCAATAAGTTTATTATTGAGTTTGACTATCATCAGATGCCAGAGATAAATACACCCGTCTGGACCCCAGAAGGAATGCCAGCAGGCGGAAAAATAACCATATAATAAGATGTTATAATTGTGTTTGAGGAAACAAAAACGCCAAAACAACTTAATATCTATTTAAGAAAGAGGTGAATAAATGGCTTATAGTCGTGGAACATCAACCAATATTATCGTAGGTGCTGCAGCATTCTTTATGGCAGACACAACTTTAGTACCAACAGTATCCCCAGCATTTGCATCAGCAGACTCATACAGAGAAACTCTTGCTGCATCTGCATCATATGACAATGTGGGCTACACAACCAACGGACTTGAAATGCAGTTCCAACCAGACTTCGGTGAAGTCCAGGTAGACCAGATTCTTGACGTTGCGAAACTTTACAAGCAGGGAATGCAAGTTAGCGTTGCAACTGCTTTTGCTGAGGCAACTCTAGAGAACCTTCTCTTGGCCCTAGCAGGAAATAATGATGATTTGACTGGAACAAAGTCTTCATCTGCTGGACGCATCTTGAACCTTTCTGCTGGAGACATCGGAGAATGTCCAGTTGAGCGTGGTATTGTTGCTGTAGGACCAGGCACAGGCGACTGTGAAGATTCTGCTGCAGTAGAGCGTGTATACATTGGATACCGTGCACTCTCAATTGAGAATGTTACAGTATCAGCAAAGCGTGATGAGGCTTCAATGTTTGAAGTATCATTCCGTCTGCTACCAGAAGACACATCAGGTGCATACGGCAAGATCATTGACCGTACACACACAGTTGCATCATAATAATCTAGTTTAGATTACAACTAGCCCACTTCCTTAATTGGAGGTGGGTTTTTTGTTTGTGGTAGAATTAAGTATAATGGCAACTAGAATATATAAAAATCAAATAATCTCCTTATTTAATGGCAAAGAATTAGAAATTATTCCATTAAAGATAAGGTATCTTCGTGAATTTATGGAGGTATTTGAAAATATAAAAGAAGCAAAAGGTGATGATGAATCTATTGCTGTGCTGGTAGAGTGTGTTCGTATCTGCATGAAGCAATACTGTCCAGAAATATCATCTACCACTAAAGATGTAGAGGATAACTTTGACATGCCAACAATTTATAAAATATTAGATTCCTCTGCTGGAATTAAAATTAATCAAAAATCTGAAGAGCCAGTAAAAGATCAAGCAGGGAAAAGTGGAGAAACCTGGGAAACACTAGACTTAGCAAAACTTGAAGCAGAAGTATTTTTGCTGGGTATATGGAAAGATTATCAAGAACTAGAAACCTCTCTATCAATGCCAGAACTTATGGCTACTCTTGAAGTGCTCAGAGAGTTAGATTACTCAGAAAAGAAATTTCTTGCAGCAATTCAAGGCGTGGATTTAGACGGGGATAAGAATGAAAACAAAGGACAGAAAGAATGGGAAGACATGAAAGCAAGAGTCTTCAGCGGTGGTAAAGCAACAGATAGTAATGATGTCTTGGCTTTACAAGGAGTTAATGCTCAAAAGGCAGGGTTTGGAATTGGAATGGGTCTTGATTATGGAGACGAAAGAGACCCAAGCCTAATGAAGTAAAAATGTTTAATAACTTAAAAATAGCCTATTTGTGCTATAATTGA